TATGGAGCAGATGCTAGGGCGTGGTGCTGATATGATTCAATATAAGATACCTGGAGATGACAAGCATAGTAATTTGACTCAACTATTTGATACTCTATTCGACAGACTAAATAATCTTGAACAGCGTATAGATCAACTTGCCAGCGTACATCCTAGAGACGGGGAGGAGCTTCAAGAATCCGATTGATTCTCAGGACTATAAGGTCACATATAATGATGGCTCAGGTGGTCCCAATGATGGATTAAAGAACGTACCCGCAAATTATAAGATAACCTTTGATGGTGAAGGTGAGGGTGGATATCGCCTTGGTAAAGATGAGGTCTTTTATATTGGAGAGAAAGAGGAAATATGTTTACCTTTACCTGGCAATAATGCATCAAACGTCACTGCTACATTTGATTCTAATGGAAATATCGTTTGTACAGGCACAGGTAACGCTACTATACAGTTAGACTTTGCGTGGAGTGATAATCCTAATACCGCAGGTACCGCATTAGGTACATATAGCGTAGGCGGGATAACATTCACACAAGGAAGTAATTATTCAGGAACAGCATCAACTACAATAAACGTTGAAGGTGGGCAGACATATAATTGTACAATAACTCAAGGTACAGGATATGGTGGTTTCACTGTACAAGACAGTGGTACTAAACTATGCTTTAAAGATAGTCACGGGAGTGACTGTAATGCCCGTGTGTATATCGTGGGTGTTGGTAACACGTGTGGTACAGAGAGAACCATAATATACCGTTACTATAGTGGTAAGCTACGTGACCACGCATACTATCCTGACCAAGCAGTCCGTGAAACAAAATACGAACATAGATCATACAACAGAGAACCACGTCAGAAGAGTAAATTCTATTTTGCTATAGAAGACGAAGCAATTGGTGGTACTACTCCATTGTATAGTAATTGGGATGGTACAGGTAAGGACACATATCTAACAACAGGATCAGGACAAGAACTACTAGGATATATTTTTACATCTGAAGCAGCAGCAGTAGCATCTGGAACACTAGTACCAGGTGAGTCTGTTCTACCATTACACGAATACCTTGCTCCTGCCAACTACAAAGGTCCAGATCACTTCTATACTCTAAGACCTCAATTCGAGGTTAACCTTGAGACAGGCGTTCCTGGTGTCGCTGACCCAGGTGACCCTATGAATGAGGAGTACCAGTATGTTGGAATTGTAGGATATGTGATGACTTCGACTGGTCCAAGAAAGAGCTCAAGGATCATAGAAGTTGGAAGACCACACGATACTGGTGAAGTTAATAGGACTGGATGGTACGATTGGGACTACCAAGGCAACGGAACCTTCACTGAAGACGACTATTTGCTCGAAAAAGGGGACGTTCCTTGCGTAAAAGGGTGGGGAGACCCCGATAATGCCGAAATTTTGACCGATTCTGCCCATTTTGAGTGGTTTTATGGCAAAAATGGTGCTGTAAAGGCATCTGTACCCAAATTTCTCGGTTTTCACGACGCTTTTGAGGGTCAATTCGTCTATTACCTCTATGATACGACATATCCGTGGAATGGACCCATATATGGCATTAATATGGTAACATCAGATGCTAACTGTTGCCAACAACAATATACAAATAACCAGCCTTGTATAGTAACACGTGATTTTAAGTCATTTAACTATACAATTAAGGAATCTGTGTGGAGAACGAAGAAAACAAGGCTATTTGTGGACGTTCCAGACCAAACTCCAGGTGGAGCAGAGTCATTTTGGACTTGCGGAACCGATGATCACCGTCTTTTCTTCAGATATACTACATCTACGGGATTTTTTGCTATTGGAGAGCGAATTAACGGTTGGATGATCACTGCAGTGCGTTATTTTGGTGATGAGATGAATTGTGGGTATATGGAATTGACGCAATTACAGCAAGAAGGCAATGGAAACGCATTTGTTTACAATAATTCCTATACTTCGCAGAATAGTGGCACAATCATCGCGCTTGCTGGTTTTGGTATACAAGATAAAGGTGCGGTATTTGGTGTATATGAGTTTCCGAAGAAAGTAGCATATACTAGAGTCAATGTTGACCCAGATGCACTAATTCCACAAAGAACTATTGATGTAGCGGAAATACACGGTCTCACAAATGCTCAAGGTAAGTTAGAAAGCGTCCAAATCATCAATGCGGGGTCTGGATACAAGGCTCCAGAGATTTCTATCGAAATTCCCGAAGTTTTACGTGATCAAGGGTTCATAGATCCCGCAAAAAACATAAATGAGTCATTTACAGACGATTCTTCGACTGAAGTACAGATAGAATTAACAAATACGCTAGATTATGGTCGTTCTGAGGATAATTTCCGTCAAACTGCTGCAGATATCAATAATCAGCAATATGTTACCGAATCAGACTTCACTGGAGTGCTCCGTCAAGCAAAAGTAAGAGCAACAGTGGATAATTTAGGATGTATTGACCAAGTTATCATAGAAGACGCTGGTGATGGGTATCCTCCTAACTTTGTACCTCGTATTATAGTAGTTGATAGGGAATCTGATACTAGAGTTGATACTTTTGTCGGTGAAGCGAACTTACCATATGAAGATGAAGTCGCAACATCCCTTGAAAAGTTTGGTGGAGATGCTCCTGACGCTAACCAAAAACTAGAAGCGTCTAAAAAAGAAATGCAAGGTATGTTCGAAGAGTATAATAAGAACAAAGAAACGAGTGTAAAACGTGGATATCTTACAATGACTGATACTGAACCAGATGAAAAGACAAGATTCTGTGGTGAAGTCATTCCAAATAACTGTTTTCAGCCTAATTCAGGTGTAGGATGGACAGATTGGGCTAAAAATTGGGATGAAGAGGCAGTTTTTGGTCAATTACGGACTCTTGCACCCGATTGGAACACAAATAATGAGTGGATTAGTAATACTTGGAAGCAATCCGCACCAGTTTCCTCCACAGTTGAGAAAAAAATGTCTTCTGGAATGGCAGGAATCTATCCTAGCGGATGTGTAGAGGTCGGACAACCCAAAATGTACCAAGTAAGACGCTTTTTTGACATACCTTGTCCGTATACTTCACTTGATGAGAACGGAGATGAGAAGGTATTTGGGTATATGCCATTCAAATATTGCGGTTCTAAGCGAGAAATGGCAAGAATTCGCATTAGTATACAATTTGAAGGTGATGTTTCAGGTGCAGGAGAAGCTACAAACACCGCTTTTCTCAATTTTTTGAAGAGTATGGGTGATCCTGCCACATTAAGACCACGTGTTACTGAAATTTCTGGTGAAATTAAGAATTCTCACCCCTGTAGCAATGGTCAAGCAAAGGGAAGATGCTATGAATCCTCTCCAGGACAGTATACTTTTGCTCCAATTGGAGGAGATGAGCAAACATATGACTATGGTATAACAAATATGAGTGAACTTGAGCAGTTTGAGACCTGGGCTGGTGCTGGAAATTACACTGGATGGGGTACAACTACTATTACACAGCAAGAAGTTGATGGTAATGGTCAACCTACAGGACAAACTAACGAGGTAACCTATAATAGTGTAACTCTAGCAAGTTGTTCTGGTGGTAAATTCCCTAATCCGTGCTGGCATAATTTTGTTGTAGATGGTGTTTTGGATGTAAATGCAGGTTACGATAGCGATGGTAACCCAATAGCAGCAGATAATCCTTGTTCTTCACCACCTGTAGTATCATCACCTTGTGGAAAGGCACTAGAAGAGGTTACACACGCTGCAATTGCTGTTCCACCTAAACTAGTTAATGCAGAGAACCATATGGAAATGGGACCTTATGAGGGGTCTCTCAACTATAGAAATTGGGGCGGCGCAGGTGCGACATTATTGGACGATTCACTAAATACTTTTGGCAACCCATATTTTGATGAGTGCGATTTAACATTTGACGTTAAGTAATGGCATTAGGAGTTTTACGACCAGTTTCATTTCATAATGGACTTCCGTGTTCAGGACACGGGATACCTATCCCTTCGACTATCCATAGTACGCAACCTTGTGGATCTCCACCTATACCATATTCTATAACGATCAAAAATAAGACTTGTTGGTGGCCGCCTCAACCTCTAATACCTCTAGAAGCACTAAATCCACTCCGAGCAACCGTTTTAGTCCATAGACTACCGATTATGCTCGAAATGGATACGTTTACACCTCATATTTCAGTTACAACCAATATTATAAACTATTTGTGTCCTTGTGGTAAGTTAACTTGTATAATACCGACCCCAACCCTCTGTGGATTGCTCACAATGGAGGATATGGGAGGCGTAGGACACGTTAGAGTGGCAGAATCGACTACTTTTACCGTATTCGCTTTAAAGAGGCGTATAATACGAATAATCGACCCTCTGGGTGCTGGTAAACCTAAACTAAGTTGGCCTTGTAGTTCTGTGGTTGCTTTTGGGTCAGCAACCGTGTTGGCAGGTTAACCCTGCCCTCTATAACGCTTTTTAGCGTGATTTCTGCTGCTTGCAGCATATTTTGTGTTTTTGCTGTTGCCTTGTCTGGTCTTTTTCGCTGGAGGAGTAACATATGTACTGGCACCCCAGGATCCTGCTTTTGATCTTACAGCCATTTGAACTTACTAACTCCCTGAAGTATAGCACATAACTCGCTAAATAGTAAACAGTGGTACTGATTATGACAAATTCTAAACTAGAAGAACCTCCAGAGTGGACAAAAGGACCCGTAAGGCGACCTGTTGATATGAGTGAGAGCTTCAAGAAGGATGGGTGGGAACATTGTAAGTATCTTATAACTGATCCAAGATCAGATAAATACCTGCAAAAACATAAGAAAGACTAAATGGCATATCGCTTTAGGGCAGATAGATCACTCAGCAGAGCGTTCAAGGACTTTAGTATTGGATTTAAGCCTAATCCTAATACTGAGGACTTTACTGTAGTTAAAAACGAAAATGCTATAAAACAGTCTATTCGTAATCTTGTTAGTACAGGATACACTGAGAGACCTTTTCAACCTAAAAAAGGTTCTCGTCTAAGGCAAATGTTGTTTGAACCGTTTGATGTCTTCGTAGGAGAAGAAATTAAAGAGGAAATCAAGAACGTTGTCACTAGATTTGAACCAAGAGTAGGATTAAATGATGTCAGGTTATTTCCTGATAGAAATGATGAAAATACACTACATATAGAAATTGATTATACAATTATTGGTGAAACTCTCGTGCAATCTGTTGAATTCCTATTAGAACGTGCATAATCAATGTCAGCAATTCCATCAAATTTAACGTCTTTAGACTTTTCTGAAATTAAAGAGTCTATTAGATCGTACCTTCGAACTAGGACAGAGTTTACCGATTACGACTTTGATGGTTCAGCTGCGTCATATTTACTTGATATTTTAGCGTACAATACATACTACTCTGCATTTAACGCTAATATGAGTATGAATGAAGCATTCCTTGAGTCTGCTACCATTCGTGATAACGTAGTCAAAATTGCAAAACAGTTAAATTATACACCGAGATCTATTAAAGCCTCTAAGGCGTGTATCAATTTCTCTGTACAGACATCCTATATTGGCGATAGTACCATATATCCCGCACAGGTCACACTCCCTAGAGGAGATGTGTTTATGTCTGCGGTAGATGGACAATCTTTTATTTTTACGGTACCTAATGACATTGCTGCTGCTGTTGATCAGTCTACAGGTATTGCTAGTTTTAACAAGACGGTAATTTACCAAGGTAACTTGTTAGAATACAAGTATACAGTAACGGATGTTAAACAACGTAAGTATGAAATTCCTGTTGATAATGTTGACACAGATCTATTGTATGTGTCTATCTCACCTAACGCACAGTCCGAGGAGATCGACACTTATAATCGCGTTACCAACATTGTTAATGTTGATGGAACTACTCGTGGTTACTTCCTTGAGGAGACTGATGATCTTAGATATCAGGTTATTTTCGGGGATGGTATTATTTGCCGTGAACTAATTGCGGGTGAGATCATCAAGATGCGCTATGTGCGTACAGATGGTTCAGCAGCAAACGGATGTAAGAAATTTAACTTTATTGGCCGCGTAATTGATAACACAGGAAGGTACTTACCTGCTGGTAGTATATCATTGGCAACAGTAGATGCGTCACAGTCTGGTGAAGAAGGCGAAGATATAATAAGCATTAAGTACAATGCTCCTAGAGCATACTCCTCACAGAATAGAGCAGTCACGGAGTCTGATTACGAATATATCACTAAGAATGTATATCCCTCCGCTAAATCCGTAACAGCATATGGTGGTGAGCGTGTATATCCACCTGTATACGGAAAGGTTTACATCGCTATAAGAACTAAAAGCGGTGCTAACTTAAACGAAACTACTAAGAAGCGCATCAAAACCGATCTTTTGAAGTATTCAATGGCTGCTATTGAACCAGTCATTATTGATCCTACAACATTATACATTAGACCTAAGTCTTACGTATTTTTTGATGGTACTAAGACCTCTCAATCTAATAACGAGGTTGCTACTAAAGTACTCTCCGCTATAGATCAGTACAATACTCAAGGATCTGCTAATAGGTTTAACGGAAGAATAGATGGTTCTGCATTTCAGACTATGGTTGATTCTTCTGATAATGCTATTAGCGGTAATACTACTTCTATGACATTAGGTATGAACGTAGAAGGGTTCCCATTTGGGTCAACCTTTACGCAGTGCGTTGACTTTGGTAATGAGATTTTGAATCCTAATGACATATCTGGTGGTACTACTGGCGCAGGTGGTACAGGATCTACCTGTGCTCCTAAATTCTCCTCTGTTAAATCTGGAATTTTCTATTCTACAGGATATACTGAGAATTTACTCAATCTTGCCGTACAAAGTCAACAACTTACAACCAATTCTGTTTTAAGTACTAGTACATTCATTGAGAATGATACTTCAGCACTCCTTCCCGTTAATGTCAGAGATGATGGTAAGGGATCTTTGATTATGGTAACTAAATTGGATGAAGCAGAAGTTATCTTGAAGCAAGGGGTTGGAACAGTTAATTACAAGACTGGACAAGTTTGTTTGGGTCCTGTAAATGTACAGAATACTCCAGATGGTACAGCACGTATTCCTATTACAGTAATTCTATCTGCTGGTAATGTGAATATCGGTACAGGTGTTGATCCTACCATCTTCAACCCACAAGTAATCACTATAGATTACACAATTGATGGAAGTAACATTCCAACATTCGATCCATTCGACTTTACTGCAATTAACTTCGATGGAACCTCGATAAATATCATTGATTATCCAACCACAGTATTCGAATATCCAGATTTCGATACTTGCTTCTAAGACGATAACAACAAATGAAGGCAGTTAAGGTATCCCAACGGTTACAGGATCAGATTCCTGCATTTATAAAGGAGGAGGATCAGGCTTTTGTCGATTTGATGGTTCAATACTACAAATCGCAAGAAAAGTCTGGTAGACCTTATGATGTTCTGAACAATATACTCAGTTATACTGATGTCAATTCTGACGAGTATGACCCGAATTTTATATCGTCATCATCGATAGTACTATCTGATGTGACACCGAGTGATAATAATATAACTGTAGAGACTGTTGATTATTTCTTAGAGAAAGACGGTACTATAAAGATTGATGATGAGATCATATATTACGAGTCCACAACAAAATCACCAGAGGTAGTATTCACTCCTGGTGTTAATAACGAAGAATTTAATAAAAAGATTCAATTACTTGAGAGTATTGTAACTCAGGTTGATGGTGTAAAGACACAATTCAATCTGAATCTTCTTGGTACTCCAATATCGCCATCTGCTCCAGAATATCTTCGTGTTATTGTTAATGGTATTCAGTATGAGCCTACTACACAGTATGTGGTAGAAGGTGCTACTATACGCTTCATAGGAGACGCTCCTAGCATCCCTCAAGGGTCTACTGCTCCTACAACTATAGAATACTTGATTGGTTATACTAGCGTTCCTGTAAGAGCACTAGATGCCATTGTTGTTGATGAAGATTATCAGAAAATATTTGATTTAAAGTTAAATACATCGAGTTATACTCCACTTTCTACTGTTTCTTGTTTAGTTGCAATAAATGGAGTTCCTCAGAAACCATTTGAGGATTTCACTGTATATGAAGATAAAATTATATTCGCTACATCATTAGATATTGGTCATACAGTTACAGTACGTGCTGTAGAACTAATTGCTCCTGAATTTGGTAAAGGTGCATCTGCAATCACCAAGGTAGAAGATGGTGAGATAAAGGACATTATAGTAAAGAATGGTGGTAGTGGATATAGATTAAACTTTACTCCAAAGACAACAATTCTGTCTCCTGCTGGTGTAAAAGGTACTTTAGGTACTGCTGAGTCACTTGTTAATGGTATTAAGGATATTAGTCTAATTGATGGTGGACAAGGTTATACATCTACTAACCCTCCTATAGTAATATTTGACCCACCCTCTGATGCATCTGGTGTTATAGCAAAAGCAACTGTGACAGTTGATGATGCAACTGGTCAGGTATCTGCAATAAATGTAACATCTTCTGGTTCTGGATACGATACTATTCCATCTATTTCATTTACAAACCCATCAGGTGCAAAGATATCTGATGCTACTATTGATGGAGAAGGATCAGTAGAAACTGGTTCTATTACTGTAGTTGAAGGTGGTTTAAATTATAAGACTGCTCCTACAGTTTGGATTGAAGCTCCTACTGCTGTCAACTCTATCCAGGCATCTGCTGAAGCGACTATAGATGCTTATGGTAGGGTAAATGGTGTAACACTCATTGCTCCAGGTAAAGGTTATACAACTCCTCCTAGATGCCGTATAATCGACCCTGTTGGTGCTCAAATTCTTGATGTATCGGTAAGTGCTGGTAAATTAGTTGATATTGAATTACTATTTGGTGGTACAGGTTATACTGATCCTCCTTCTGTTTATATTGTTGATAATAGAAAGGATCTTTCAGGTAATCCTATAGGTGGTACAGGTGCAACTGCTGTTGCTACCATTTTTAATGGTGAGATTACTGATATTAATATAACCAGTTTTGGATCTGGATATTCTTCTACTGAACCTCCAACAGTTGTTATTGCTGAACCAAAATCCGCTGCAGCATCTTGTGATGTTGGATTTGGCGAGGTAACAGGATTTACTATCCATAATCCAGGTAAAGATTATCTACCATCTCAGTTTAGAGACTGTAAGAGGGGTGTTTCTGGTGTAACTGAGTTTGATCAGAGAGGAAATCAGATATACACTAAAGAAGTTGAGAGTATTCAGTCTTCACACGCCAAAGACACTACTATTACTAACTTAGATGCTTTATTCTCTAAGGAACTGTATCAGCGTTTTGTAAATCAGTTTTTACCTAATGCTCCAATTGATTATACTAAGGTAAATGCTCCTCAGATCATTAAGACGATCAAGGACTTTTATATTTCAAAAGGTACCAAGACTGCTACAGAATATCTCTTTAAAATCCTATTTTCCGAGACAGTTGATGTATCTTACCCTAAAAATGAGTTAATTACTCCATC